TGTCGATTTGACATTCCCTCAGAACCGTGTATGGGGCTTCCAGAGAGACATCGTTGTAAACCGTGAATACAAGGCAAAGAAGGATACAATTGAGTATACCGTCTTCGTCCGTTTTGGTATTCAATGGGAAGAAGAAGATGCAATCGTCTGGGCCGATGCTGCTGCAGATGCATAATCTGTAAACAGTAACCTTTGAGAGGGGGTAGGGGAAACATCTCCTCCCCCTCTTACTTTTTAGTATTCTGTTATAATAGTTCACATAGGAGGTTAAATAATGGAAGAAAATAATTTAAATAATGAAGCGCCAGTAGAAACACCAGTTGTTTCAGAACCAGTTGTCGAGGCTCCTATGCCAGAAACAAATGTAGAAGAGGTAGCGCCAGCAAACGAACCATCTGCTTGGGAAAAGTATAAGATTTCAGCAGCAGAGGAATCAAAGGATTCTGGTGTTATTACTACAAATGATTTAAGCCGAGGATCTAATACGGTCCAAGGAATGGGTTCTGTTGCCAATGGTGTTATTGGTGCAACTGAGGTTGAGCGTAAGCCAGCACCTGCTGCTGCTCCTGCAAAGAAGAAGGTTGTAATTCATTCTACAAAGAATGTAAGCCTTCCAGGAGTTGGAAAAGTATATCGTGGCTATAACGTTGTAACTCCAGAACAAGCAGACAAGTGGTTAGAAAGAAATCACGTTCGTCTTGCTACAGATGAAGAAGTCGCCAAGGAGTTTGGTCGATAAATGGAAGTATTGAGAGTTCCACCTTATCCTCTAATCACAACATGGGATTTGCCTATAGCAAACTATGAGTATATTGTGTATGTTGAGGATTTGGTGGATCACTCAGTTGAAGAATCAAATATTTTTTCAAACGCAAATGGTAAATTGGTTTATCAATTACCACTTGAAAAGGTACAGTTTGATCGTGACTTCTTAATTAGATTTTATGATACAGAGCACGAACACATTTTATATGAAAGCAATTTATCTATCGTAAGACCTTATGTTGATCCAGTAGAATTAGGCGAAACAGCAACTGAAATCAATCAGTATAAAATGTACGAACTTATTGCAAGATCAATTATTGATACATATGTTGGTGATGGTTTTTATAACCATAAGTTAGTTATGAACACAACTGGAAATGGTGCAGACTATTTCCCTGTCTGGCATGACTTTAACAGAATTTTAAAAGTTTATGAAAATAATATTTTAGTATATGATGTAGATAACCCAGATGATTATGATTTTGAATACAAAGTTTTATTGGATAACTCTGCAATATATAGAGTTGATAAAAGCGTTGCAGGTGAAGAACGAAACAGAAGAGAAAACGATTTAACAAAAATTTCTACAGCACATGGAGATTTAGGTTATGTTGCTTATTCTCCAACAGATTTTCCAAGAGGTTTTGATTATACATTTATTCTAGATGTTGGATATCGTGCAATTCCAGCAGATGTAGAAGTAGCATCAAAAATGCTTATTGAGGATATTAAGTGTGGAAAGTTAGACTATTACACAAGATATATTTCTGCATACAATACAGATCAATTTAGAATTCAATTTGATAAGGGCATGATGTCTGGTACTGGCAACATGATTGTGGATAGAATTTTAGACAAGTACATTAAGGCAATTACTAAGCCAGGAGTATTATAATGACTATATGCGAAACTCCAGACTTCGCATTTCCTATGCAGGCAGATGTTTATCATCCAATAGTTGAGCAAGGTGTCTATGGCGAAGTTAAAAAGACATGGGTATTAGATCGCACCATTGCTTGTTCATTTGCACCCGCAGGTACAGCATTCAAAGAAGAAGTAACACCAAATGTTAATATTACACAAGACAAAATATTACTTGGAAGAGTTAAAACAGATATCAGAATGTCAAGTGTTGAGGGACGAAACTCAATTACAAATATCATAATTACTAATATTAAAGATAAAAATTGTAATGAAATATACACAGAAACATCAGGTCCACGTGCAGGAAAATCTACTATTTTTGAAATAGCAACTCAAGACCCATTTGCTGGACCATTTGGAAATGTTGAATACTATAAGTTAGTTATTAGAAGGTCTGAAAATCAGGCGGTAGATATATGAAAATAAGAGTTAATTCTACAAAGTTTAAGCGTGATATGGATAACATTATGAAGTATTCATTTGGATTTTTAGACGGCACACAACAAGGAAAAACTGCTATGTACGCTGCCCTTGCTCCAGAGATAGCAGAGATGGCATCTCAATATATAGATTCAAATGCAAGAATTACTCCAGAAACATTACATCACATATACGAGTGGCATCAAACAGGAAGTCCTCAAGCAAGATTATTTGATATTGATTATTCTATAAATAAGGTTGGGATAGTATTTACTTCTAAATTTAAACAGTCAACAACAGTAAAAGATGGTTCAAGCGTTCCATTTTATAATAAAGCAGAAATTATGGAACAAGGTGCAGCAGTTACTATTAAGCCAAAGAAAGCAAATGTTTTAGCATTTGATGTTAATGGAGAACAAGTGTTTACTCCAAACCCTGTTGTTGTTCAAAACCCAGGCGGAAATACACAGGGACAATTTGAAAAGGCAATAAATAATTTTTTTAGTTTATATTTTAAGCAATCATTTTTAACAACAAGCGGATTAAAAAGATATTTCAACAACCCAACGGTTTATAAAAAGAATCTTGGATACGGAAAGCGAAGTGGAAGATATGCTGGCCTTAAGACAGGGTATCAATGGGTTGCTAAGGCAGGTACAATGAGATGACAGAACTTCAATCAATATCAACACTTAATACACCAATCCTATGGATTAATGAATATCTAAAAGAAAAGATTGGCTTAGATACTGGTATAGGTGTGCCATTTTTTCCATCACGTCCAGCATCCATAGATGAATTAACTGAAAGTTGGATTACCATTACTCCAGAAAGCACTAATGAGCCACAAAGACTTGCCTACGCTGGTGTTATGGCTACATGGGATAGACTTGTTCGTATGCGTAGATCTCCATTTCCTCATATTAAACAGGAACAAGCGCTTTATTATTTTTATGCAACACAAAGTGATGTAATAGGAAATATGGTGCGAGTACAAGAAAGAGTATTAAGACTGATGGACAGAGAGGATGAATCTGCCCAAGAAATCAACGACTGGGCAAAAAATAAAGAATTTGAGGGCATGAAGAATAAGTTCTATTTCCACAGATTTAGGGTCTATCAATTAGAAGAGGTCAGGGACATTATAGATTTCGGTACAGCCAGGACTTATGGCGGAAATAAGATTATTATAGACTTTGAGTACCACCAAGACCGATCAATAATTTAATAAAAAGGCTGTATACTTATCAATGAGGAAACACGCCTTTTAATTTCTAGAAAAATAAAGAGGTGAAATACATGGCATATACACGTGGTACTAGCAATAACATCATCGTTGGTGCAGCAGCGCTCTTCACATATGAAGACGGTGTAATCCCAGAGACTGGTGTTCTTCCAGGCTACATCCCAGGCACATCCTACAAGTCAACACTTCAGGATGAAGAAGGGTTCCGTAACGTAGGTTACACAATGAATGGTTTGGAACTTCAATTCCAGCCAGATTTCGGTGAAGTTTCTGTAGATCAGGTTCTTGACGTTGCTAAGTTGTTCAAGCAAGGCATGCAGGTTAATCTAAATACTACATTCGCTGAGTCAACATTAGAAAATCTTTTGTTTGCTCTTGCAAGCAAGGATTCAAACCTATCGACAGTTTCAGGAAATCCAACACTTAATCTATCAGCAGGTGAAATTGGCGAATGTCCAGTTGAGCGTGGTTTGGTAGCAGTTGGTCCAGGAACAGGAGACTGTGCAGCATCTGACCAGATCGAAAGAGTTTACGTTGCATACCGTGCACTCTCAATTGAGAATGTAACAGTATCAGCAAAGCGTGATGAGGCAACAATGTTCGAAGTTTCGTTCCGTTTGCTTCCAAACGACAATGGCTCTTACGGTAAGATCGTAGATCGTACAATCCCAGCATAATACAATTAAATAATACAGAAGGCCCAGTCATATTTGAAAAGGCTGGGCTTTTCTGTTTGCTATAATTAAGTAATGGCAACAAAAATATATAATACAGACAATATTATTTTAATTGATGGAACAGATGTTTTTTTAACACCATTAAAAATAAAATATTTAAGAGAATTTATGTTTGTATTTGAAGAAGTAAAACTTGCAACAAATGATGATGAGGCTATTACGGCATTATCGAAATGTGCTCTTGTTAGCATGCAACAATATTATCCATCTATAAAAACAATAGAAGAGATGGAAGACAAAATTGATTTACCTAGTATTTATAAAATATTGTATATTGCTGCAGGTATTAAAATAAATAAAAATTCAGAAGAACCAGTCAAAGATCAAGCAGTAGAAAGCGGATCTACTTGGGAAACATTAGACTTGGCAAAACTAGAGTCTGAACTATTCCTGTTGGGAATCTGGAAAGATTATGATGATTTAGAATCTTCTTTATCTATGCCAGAAATATTAGCAACATTAAGCGTAAAAAGAGATTTAGACTACGATAGTAAAAAGTTTTTGGCTGCTATGCAAGGTGTAGACTTAGATAAGCAGGTAGGAAAAGATAACAGCAACGCCTGGGAAGAAATGAAGGCCAGGGTATTCAGTAAAGGTAAGACAGACAATCCTAATGATATAACAGCCCTTCAGGGAGTTAATGCTCAAAAGGCAGGTTTTGGCATAGGTCTCGGTTTGGACTACGAAGATCTTACTCAAAAATAAAGTCGTTTGTGGTATAATTATTTCACTTACTTAAGGAGGAATAATGGCAGATAAAACTCAGCCATCAGAAATTAAACTAATTGACGGAACAGTATTAAAGGCGGTACCACTAAAAATTTCGCTTCTACGACCTTTCATGACAAGGTTTGCGGATCTAACAAAAGTCGCCGAAGACAATGATAAATCAATGGACGTATTACTTGATTGTGTTCAAATTGCACTTAAGCAATATAAGCCAGAACTTGCTGATGATCGTGAAGCATTAGAAGAAAATATCGATCTGCCAACAGTATATAAGTTAGTCGACGCTGCATCTGGAGTTAATCTACAGGGTGTTGACACAAACGATATTCTAAATACCGTTGGTAAAAAATAAACGATAAAGAGGTGTTATGAAAAGTGTCAGATGTTAATGCTCATATAGGCATAGATTTTGACACGGCTGGTGCACTTGCTCAGTTAAGGCGACTTCAGGCAGGCCTTAGTACATTCTATCAAACACTTGCCGAAGGTAACCTTGCTGCAGCAAATGCCCAGAAGGGGCTTAATGCCACCCTCGCACAAAGTATTGCTGCAAATGGAAAGTTTGCGGTAAGTCAAAAAACAGTTGCAACAAGTACATTAGCGTTTACAACTGCATTAGAAAAAAATAAATTAAGCATGAAGGAATACTTCAGGTATTCTGCTGCTGCTGCAACCGCAAACACTAAAACTCTATCACGAATGTTTGCACAAGAACGTGAAATTATTAACCGTGCACGTAGAGATAGAGTAAAGTCATTACAGGCACAATATGTTCAAATGGCAAAGGCGCAAGGTGGCTTTGTAGAGGCAATGCGTATTATGCCAAGAACTCTGATGATGGCAAATGGCCAGTTTACAGAACTTGGAACTAGAATTCAGTATGCAGCACAAAGACAACAGTTCTTAAATCAGTTATTAAAACAAGGATCTACAAACCTATTAAACTTTGGTAAAAACATGCAGTGGGCTGGCCGTCAGTTGATGGTAGGTTTAACAATTCCTTTAACCATGCTTGCTGGGTATGCATCTAAGGCTTTCAGAGAATTAGAAAAAGAAACAATTAAGTTTAAGCGTGTATATGGAGATGCTTTTACAAGTCAAGCAGAAACAGATGCTGCTGTTAAAAATGTTCAAACAATTGCTAATGAATATATGAAGTTTGGTGTAGCAGTAAAGGACACCATGACAATGGCAGCCGATGCTGCTGCAGCAGGTTTCCAGGGCGCAGATTTAGACAAACAAATAAGATCAGCAACCAAGTTAGCGGTGCTTGGTCAGATTGAGCAACAGCAAGCACTTGAGACAACAATATCTTTACAGAACGCATTTGGTTTGTCTGCAGATCAGTTAGCAGAAAAAATTAATTTTTTAAACGCAGTAGAAAACCAAACAGTTCTTTCTATTGAAGATTTAACAATTGCAATTCCAAAGGCTGCACCAGTTGTTAAGCAACTTGGCGGTAACGTAGAAGATCTTGCATTCTTCCTTACAGCAATGAAAGAAGGTGGAATCAATGCGTCAGAAGGTGCCAACGCACTTAAGTCTGGATTAGCATCTATGATTAACCCAACAGAAAAAGCATCTAAGATGCTCGATGGGCTTGGTATTAATATTAAGGGAATTATTGAAGCAAATAAGGGAGACCTTAAGGGAACTGTAGTAGGTTTTGCAAGAGCACTTGATACTTTAGATCCTTTAAATCGTGCTCGTGCTATTGAACAACTATTTGGTAAATTCCAGTTTGCTCGTTTATCTACACTATTCCAGAATGTAACTAAGGATGGAAGTCAAGCATCACGTGCTCTAGATTTGGCTGGTAAGTCAGTAGAAGAACTTGCCATCCTGTCTGAACGAGAAATGAAAAAGATCGAAGAGTCTACTACATTTAAGTTCCAGGCAGCAATGGAACAATTCAAAAAAGATATTATGCCTTTAGGAAAAGCATTTTTAGAAGCAGTTACTCCAATAGTTAAATTCTTCTCAAAGGTATTTGAAAAATTTAATAGTTTTAGTGATGGAACAAAAAAGACAATAGCCATAATAACTGGAGTAATTGCTGGTATAGGACCAATAGCCCTTATGACCTTTGGTTTAATGGCAAACGGTATAGCAAACTTGGTTAAATTATTTGCAACATTACGAGGCGGAATAGCAAAGTTAAATGGACAAAACTCCATACTTGGTGGAGGGTTTGACTATGTTACACAACAAGAATTAGAAAATCAAGCAGCATCTCAAGCCTTGCATAATACACACACTAGATTAGTCGAAGTATTTAATGTTGAAAAGGTTGCAGTCAGCGAACTTGCTGCATCATATGCATCATTAGGTTCTCAGATGAGAACAATGGCATCACAGAACCCAGGTCTTTTTGCTGGAGGAGTTAGAGGAGCAAAGGGTGCAGTAAAGGGATTACCACCAGTAAGAAAATATGCTGATGGAATTTTGAGTGTTCCAGGACCAAAGGGCGCAGGCGATGTTGTCCCAGCAATGTTATCTCCACAAGAAGCAGTTATCCCTTCTGATAGAGCACAGAAGTACAGTGGTTTAATTACTGCAATTTTCAATGATAAAGTTCCAGGCTTTATGGCAGGAAGATTGCCTTGGGGAAATAATCACCCAGTAAAGCCAGTTGGACCAGTAGACATTAAGGGACCCAAGCCTTTTGCAGAAACACAATCTCAAAGAGTTGTTGCAGAACAAATAGCAGATGCAGTTAAAGCCAGCCGATACGGCTCAACAAAGCCTACAGATTTTGGTGCATTGGTACAACCATTCTCTGGTCGTAGTTTCCCTATACCTGGAGTTGGCGGGGTATACAGAAAGCCTAACGGCAAACTAGTAGTAGTAAAGCCTACAATGGATGAAAAGACTGCATTGGCAGAAGTTCGTGCTACACAAATAGCAAGAGATGTTCATGGTTTGGTATCACCAAAACAAACTATTAGAACTATGCTTGATCCTACTGATCCTTCAGGTAAGAGAAAGTTAATTGTTTTAGAATCACCATATGATCCAAGAATTGCAGAAACTACTGGTAAGTTTACGCAAAAGGATATGATTACTCAACTTGTTGCATCAACATTAAGAGCAGACAAAGATTTACAACAGGCAAACCTTTCTGGTAACGTGCTTGCTGACGTAGGAACTGCTGGAGTGTTTGGTAGAGCATCAGGATTTAGAGATTATCAGACAGTTCTTCCAGGAATGGGAGAGATGGGACTTATCAATTTGCTTGGCGTTAAGGGTGGTGCTAAAAAATTCTTTGCACAAGAAACATCAGCACTAGCCTCTAATATGACTCCTCAACAATATGAGGCAATGATAATTAAAGAAATAGATAAGTCTTTACCTAAATTAAGAAAGTTAATAGATAGTTGGGATTTAAATCCAGTTGAAAGACAAGTCTATGAAAATATGTATAAGAGACTTGAAGATGGTAAAAAGGTAGATTGGAAAGAATTACATAGCCACCATGTTCTTGCAGGAAAAAATGTTGCAAAACGTATAGAGGGATTTGATCCTTCTCCTAATGAAAAGGCAATGAAGGAAGCAATATCTAAGTATATGCTTGAAGGAAGTCAGGTAGATGCAGTATCATCTAGACTTGTCACAGAATTAGATAATGAATTTAATAAAGAATTACAAAAGTTAAAAGAAACAAATCCTCAACGAGCAAAAGCAATACAGGCAGCATGGACTGGTGTAGATTCTGATACAGGTAGACCTGCAGGAAAGGCAAGACAAACAAAATTCCACAGTGTTCTTAAGGATATGATTCCAGTAAATGTAAATGGTGAAACAAGATATATTCATAAAAAAGACTTTGATGATTTTGCTTCAAATCCAGATCAAAAAATTAGAAACTCCAGAACTAGACAGGAAGTTTTAGATCAAGCATTATATAGAATGGGTCTTCGTCCTAAAGGTGGAAGACTTGTTGGCGACGGCGATTTACGTGCATCAAAGGCATTAAATGCTTCAGCCTTTGCTTTTGACATGCAGTATACTGGAAAAGGTTCTGGTGGCGGTAGAGGAAACTTATCAAAGACAGTTAAACCAATTGCTGCAGTTCAAGAAGCAGAATATAACGCAAGACTTGGAAATGTTCTTAATACTGAAGTCGGAAGACTATTACAAAAGGCTGGATATTCAGATAAAGATATTAGAAGTTATTATCTAAGACCAGAACTTTCTCACTTAGAAGGACATGGACTAGGTGAAAGACAAGGCGCACAGTCAATGAAAACTGGCTATGCTATGTATGATGCCAGACTTATAAATGACTTTATGCGTACTCAGAAGAGACACAATAGTATCTTAGACTGGAACGATGATCAATGGGCAAAGGTAGATAGTGGAAAGAAGGGCTACCCATTTATACCAAAAGATGAGATAGCAGATTTTAGAAAGGCTGCAGACTTTATGTCTCAGGGCAGACATCCAGTAACAGAAGCCGAAAGATTATTAGTTGCAAAAGCAGCACGTCTAGATGAACTAACATTACTTGCAAAGCAAAACGGAACTCCTATAAGAACTGGTGATTTAACTAAGAGTAACATAAATCACATTAGAGCAATTCAGGCTGCTGCATCTCCTGGAGGAATAATACCAAGTAGATTGATGGATCTTCAAGCATTGGATTCTGGAAAAGTTTTGGTTGAGCCTGGAGAAATTCAGGTAGATAAGAAAACAAGAAAGGTTTCTATTGTTCGTGGTGGTGCAAGTGCTTCATCAGGAACAGTAAGAGTTGGAGGAAGCGCTAGAGACAAGGTTCTTGGTGATGAAAGAAGAAATACATATTTGCCAAAGCCAAGAGCGGGAGTTAAACTAGTTCCAGCATTATTTGGAAGAAAGACTGGAACTCCAGGAGAAACTACAATAAAGAACCCTACAGTTCGTCAAGGAGAAATTGCTGCAGATTTGCGTAGAAGAGGATATAGTCAGGCTGAAATTGATAAAGCATTAAGAAAACTTGCAAAGAAAGAATTAAGAATTAAACAAACTCAAGTAGGAAAAGCAGATAAAGCAGCAAGGGTTGAGGCTGCAAGATTACAAGAACAAGAAAGAATTCAAAAAGAATCTACAGAAGCGTCAAGAAAAAATTTCTTAAAACAACAGCATAGAGAGCGATTAAATTATGCACAAGCAACACATTATGATGCTGCAGTTAGAGAAGATCAAAAGAGAACATTAAAAGCACAACGACAAACACAAAAAGAACAAATTAAGAATAAGAGAATGATGCGCCAAGAAAAGGTTGGCAGATGGTCTGGCGGTGCTTCAATGGCCCTTGGAACTGCTGGTATGGGCTTAATGATGGCTGGTCAGCAGGATGCTGGTATGGCTGTTATGGGAGCATCTGCAGTTGCAGGTATGGCACCAATGTTAACTAACCCATACGTCGCTGCTGGAACAGCAGTTTTAGCAGTTGCTGGATCTTTATGGTTATTAGATAAAAGAGCAAAACAGCAAGCAGAAACAACTTCAAAATTAGTTGATGCAACATCAGCAACAACAGAAAAAATGAAGGCAATTGGAGAAATGACCAATCAGGTTGGTGCTTCTGAATTAATGGCAAGAAGAAGAACACAACAGTCATCAGATAGATATGTTACAGGTTTTGAAAGAGGAAAGCAACAGTTTGGAACAACGTTTTTGGAAAGCGACGTTGGGAAAAATATTCTTCAAGGCTTTAAAGATAACATTGTTCAAAATGGTGCAGAAATATCTGCTCAGCAAATGGCTGTTCAACTTGCTGGGTATGTATCAGATGGAATTCTTTCTGCAGAGCAAGCACATAGCGTTGCAGAGTCAATAGGATTAAACTTAAAAAATACTACAATAGGTTCACAAATAAGTGGTCAGTTGTTAGACTTAATTGGTCCAAATGGTGAAGATTTATTAAAGAATCCTCTAGAAGTAAGAGTTAATTTAGTAAACGAACAAAGAGATATAAAGAAACAAATCTCCTCTGGATTTAATAAAGATGTTAATTCTTTAAATAGTGCATGGCTTGGTTCAGAAAAGGTGATGCAAAAACTTCCAGGATTTTTGGCATATAGCGATCAAGAGTTGTTGGGAACAACAAAAACAGAAGCAACAGCCTCCGCTTTGGCTGCATATGGAGCACAAAATCTTGAATTCAATCAAGCACAAATTGATTCATTAAATGTTCAATATGAAAAGCAAATTGCAATTTTAGAAAAAGAAAAGGCTGCAACAAGTAATAAGGCAAAACAAGCAGAAATAGAAGATAAAATTGCAACCTTAAAGTCTGACCAAAAGTCACAAACAGATAGTTTAAGAGCGCTAAATGGAGAACTATTAAAAGATCAACTTGCATCATTTAAGGTAGCACAGCAGAGAGGTGCTGTAGAAGATGCGTTCTTTGACTCATTAAAGTCACAAGTAAAGACAAAGTGGGCAAATGATCCTATGGCAGAAGCATTCTTAAAAACTTCTGCAGATCTTAAGAGCAAAAATTTAGAGGTAACAATAGATACAATAGTTGCATCTGGACAGTTGTCTCCAATGGCAGCAACATCTTTAATGACAATGTTTGCTGGGCAAGAAGGAGATTTGCAAAAAACATTAGAAACAGCAATTAAGTTCCAAGACCCTGGTAAGTTTATGGAAATAGTTAATTTCTTTGGGGGAATGCAAGATCAAAAGGCAGGCAAAAAGAACCTAAAGTTATTGGTAAATATGGCACAAAAGAATCCAGATAAGGCAGATAAGTTAATGTCTGCAATTGCATTAATGCAGAAAATGGATGGCAAAGAGGTTAATCTAGAAGCATTCTTTAGCGGAGACGATGCTCAGAAAAAATTAGAAGATTTAGCAAATTCATTACAAGCAGTTGAAGATCATAAGGGTCCGTTTACCCTTAAAGCATTAACAGAAGTTAAAGAACTCGGTGGCGTTAATTTAGAAGGAATTTTATCAAGATGGTCAGAGTTTGAGAATCTTCCAGATGAAACAAAGAAAACTGTTATTCAAGAATACGTTACTTTGTATAAGACTATTGATGAGTCTGCAGTAAGTGATGAAATAAAGCGTAGAGTTGCAGAAGCACCAAAAGAAAAACAAGGATGGCTTAACGCATATTACAACAGTACTGCAGGCCGAGATAAGGTAAGACAAGACCTCGCTGGCGAACGAACAATGCAAAAGGTAAAGCAAGATATTGCAAGCAAGGCAGCAGGTGCAGGAAGCACTGACGGAACTGGAAGTAAAAAGAATCCATTTGCAGATATTCTTACAAGATTAAAGAATGTTAGAAATGCAGCAATAAATGCAGCAGGTGGATTTGATGAATTAAAGAAGGCTATCGCTGCTGCAGGAGACAAGTCGGTAGCAAATAAGTTTATGGGTATAGAGCAGCAGATGATGAAGAAGGGATACAGTAAAGACTTCATCGACTATATGACTGGACTAGACCCAACAGAACAAGCAAAGATGGGCTTCACAGCAACCAAGGCTGGTAAGCAAACATACAATCAATATAACTATAAGACTGGTAAAAATGAAAAGAAAACAGTTAAATATAAGAAGGGTGATTTTGTATTAACTGATCAAGGAAATGCAATGCGCCAAGCCTTTGATAAGGCTGTAGTTGGAGAGTTTGAGATAGCACAAAGAGATGTGTTAAAAAATATTAATGAGCAAGAAGTTGCATATAAGACACTCAAAGGTTTAGGCTTATCTAATTTAGAAATTGAAAAGGCTATGGAAAATGAAGCATATGTAACTGCCATTGCTACTGGCCAAATCACCAAAAAAGAATTAGAGACAAATGCTGCATTACAAAAGCAAGCATTGTTAAGGGAACAAATAAAGTCTATTACAGATAAAACAAAAACAAATGAAACAAGAATTGATGCATTAAAGAAAGCACCAGATTTAATTAATTTCTTAAGTCAATTAAAAACAATTGACGCAGAAGGCAATCAGGTATCGTTAAGCATTACATCAATATTTGATGCTATCCAAGATCCAGAAGATTTAATTAAAATGGTTTCAATAATGGAAGCAATTAAAAATGGAACAATTTCTGCCGAGCAAGGATATAAGGATTTATTTAATTTTATTAGTACATCAGAAGTTGCTAAAGACTTAGAGAAGAATTTATTAACACCACTTGAAAGATTCCAAAAGGCTTACGATGCAGCAATGAAGGTATTTGATGCCTATAAGACTATGGATGAATATACATTAAAGTCTAATATAACTGGCATGGATAAAAATACTGGTGTATCAGACTACAATGGTCAAACATATAAGCAATTAGAAAGAACAAAGACACAAAGCGATGAAGCACTTGCTGCAATGAATGCAGAACTTGCTATTTATGAGCATCAAATTTCTATGATTAGAAGTGAGATTGATCAGATCGAACAATCTATTGAAAATACGGATGTGTCAAGTCTCAGCCTTACAGTAGATGGCAAAAAGGTAAGTGGAAAACTTAAGTATGTATTAGAAGATCTTAAGGAGCAAATTAGCGATTGGGAACGTGAGATTGAGATTAATCCTAAGTGGGGAGATCGTGCAATTAAGAAACTTCAAGATGAGACTAACATATATTCTCATGATCTTGAGGTTATGGATCATCAGGCACAAAAGATTAATGATAAATATGATAGTCAAGTTAAGGCATTAGAAGAAGTTCAAAAGGTCAATGACTCTATCATTAGACAACAAGAACAACAGTTAAATCTTGCAGATGCTTTGACACAAGGTGATATTGCAGCAGCAGCACAAGCAGCACAGGATATGAGAGCGGGTAACGCCGAAGCCTTTGCAACAAGTCAAACAGATGCACTTGGACAGGCTAGAGATAATGCAATTAATGCTTTAACAAATTCTCAAGGAATGACAAAGGATCAGATAGAAGAACGTCGTTGGGAAATATCACAGCAAATTTATGCAATGGAAAATGATCCTGCAAGACTTGCTATAGAAGAAAAGATTCAGCAAGCAAAAGATGCTATTTATACAATTGAAGATAAGCGTGATGAACTGCTTCTTCAAATTAGAACTAAAGAAGAAGCAATCTATAAATTAGAACAAGACAAGGTTGTTCCGCTACAAAAACAAATAGACATCGAAACAACCAAAAATCTTGCATTAGACTATCAGTTGGTTGTATTAGGAAATATTATTGCTGCTAATGATAGAAATAGAGAAATTGCAGGAATGACCAGAGATCAATGGGAAGAAATGCTTGCTCAGCAGACTCTCATGGATGAAAAATTAAGAAAAGATATTGCAGATGCCCTTGCTTTATTTAATAAAGACAGCATGACTGCAGAAGAAACATGGAAGAGAATTAAAGAATTATACGATGCAATTAAGGATAAGACTGTAACTATAACTGTAAATTATGTTACAGGAAGTACTGTTACTGGACCTGGAGATGGTAATACTGGAGACGGCAACACTGGAGATGGTAACACTGGAGACGGTAACACTGGAGACGGTAATACGGGGGATGGAAATACAGGAACTGGTAATACTGGTAGTGGTAATAAATCAGGAACTGGTACATCTGGTACAGTCTCTGGCGTAGATGCAGCAACACCAGAAACACCTTATAAGTCAACATGGCAAGGTATTTCTGATCCAACTGCAAGAAGCCATGTCAAGGATATGGAGACAAATATTTCTGCTAATATTGCAGAAAACTCAAGATTGTTTGCACAAAAGATTGCAGAGAAAAAAGCAACAGAAAATGCTGGTTCGGTTGCAGGAATGCACCTTGCTGATTTAAATAGAATGGGCAACTCACTGGCTTTAGCACAAAAATATGCTGGCCCAGAATCTGCTAAGAAGCAGGCAGAAGCAATTCAAAAAGCAAATGCTGATAAGGCAGCAAAAGCAAAAGCAGCAGCAGATTTAAAGAAGTTTGGCGGAAATTCAATTGCAGCAAGCCAGTTTGCTAACTGGGGTCATGCATCTGGTGGGTTAATAAAACGATTTGCATTTGGCGGTAATGTAATAGGAACAGATGTTGTCCCTGCAATGTTAACTCCAGGCGAGTTTATAATGAGTAGATATGCTGTACAAAAGACTGGACTTGATGCTATGAAGGCAATAAATAACGGGGATCAAGTAGGCGACTCAGTGTATAATTATAGTATTAACGTAAATGTTAAATCTGATGCAAACCCTGATGAAATTGCCAAGGTAGTTATGACTCATATTCAGAGGGTTAATTCACAGGCAATAAGGAGTGTAAGAGTATAATGGCAACAAGCACATACATGACTGGTCGTAAAAAATACCAAAGACCACAGGCAATGCTATGGTCAGAAAACTCTGGCAAACTTGAAAATGGTTTATATATACCCAACGGACTTGAAATAAATGCTAACCCTGGTTCAGAAGTAGACCCAGAAAATTTAGATCAATTTTTAATATTATCAGATGATAACAGATCTCCAATAGAATTTGGAACTAATAGAATTGAAAAAAGAGAAAGAATGATTAATGGCCGAATGCGCTCATATCACATTGCTGATAAATTAAATATTTCTCTTTCCTATACCAATTTACCATCCAGATCATTCCCATTGTCTGGTGATTTTGATTCAAGCGGTCAATCACAATTTACAAGTTCATCACAACAATATACAAGTGACGGTGGCGCAGGCGGAGTAGAGTTATTAGATTGGTATGAGAATCATCAGGGTTCATTTTGGTGCTATCTTGCTTACGATAAATACTCTGTATTTGGCAAAGACGATTCTGCATATGCACACCTTCCACAATACAATCAATTAGTTGAAGTATTCTTTTCAGATTTTTCTTATACAGTTACCAAGCGTGGCGGAAACAATTTTGATTTTTGGGATATTTCAATTAGTCTGGAAGAGGCATAATGTTTGAAGATCTTGACCTTAAAAAACATTTAGAAACCTCATCTGTTGTAAAAACAAAAACAGCAGTAATAGCAGAATGGAATCTAAATTCTCCAACCAATATTTCAAAAATTGGAAACTATAGATATAGACCAACACAAGCAGACTCTGTATATAAGTTAATTCCAAGTACATTTGATCCTTCTGAAAATAAAGATACGCTGATTCCATTTTATTACAATGCAACAGACTCAGATATTGTAATCGACGGTGGATTTGATGATGATGGTTTGCCAGTAACATTAAAACAAACTAAAGAAAAATTAAAAATGATTTATTCTTTAGAGGACTGTTTTAAAATGTTTAGACCAAGATCTGGAATTAATAAGGCAAGGTACCTTCCAGGAAACTATTTACATCATCCAAATATAAATATGGCCAATAGACCACGTTACTATATGCCAGATAAAAAAGATTATTTTAAATATTGGACATCTTTTAGAACAGAGAATGGCTTAGAGTATGGTATATCCATTTCTAAAAATGGAGAAAATGCAATAGAAGATACAGCACCATTTGTTGTATATAAAGATGAAGTTGCTGCAAATAGAATTATTATAAAAATGCAAACGCATATAGGCAATAAAGATTTAGGTACATTTTCTTCTGCATCAGAATCAATATCAGATCCTTTTTACGGAGATACTAAAAAGGCAACACCAGTCAAATGGAAGATCCAGGCGTTAAAAAATAATTCTTGGTCTGATGTTATTTCTTTTACACAGTCTTCCACTAGAAGCGACGGGACCCCAATAATTAGCCATGACGGATACGTAGAATTAGCATATGGACTTAAGGTACCAAAACAATACAGAGATATCTTTATTTTTGCAGAACAGTACTCTTCAGAAACTCTGTTGCCTGAAAAAGCACTCAACGGTTACTCATATTTAGTTGTTGAAAATGAAAACGATCTTGGAACCTTTCATATTTGGTTAGATGAATTTAATGACTATAAGACATTTACACCAGATTACGGCTGGTATTTAGAGGAATCAGACGTAGATAGATTAACAAACTTTGTTACAGACATGACTAACCCACCTAAATATGCAGTTAATAATGCATATAGGTTTAGAGAGTTTGAAAAGATTAAGGGTATTAGGCTTGTTGTCGATACAATGAATAAGCCAAATTGCACCTTTGATCTAATTGAGATATCTCCAAGACTTTGTGCCGATATTTCTGATAAGGTAAGGGAATTTTCTTTAAAGAAAAATGCATCTGATTTAGGAATAAGCGGTATGCCAGTAGGACAACTATTAGCCTCCACGGGTTCTATAACCATCTTTGATTACGATGATGCATTTAATTATAATAATAACGATAGCATTATTAAAGATTTAATTGATAAGCATATACAGTTTAAGTTTTATGATATTATTTTTAATGTGGATGGTTGGGATTATTATGTTCCACTAAAAACATTATATTCAGATGGCTTTCCAGATATAAACTCAACAGATCAAACAGTTTCTTTAGAATTAAGAGATATGTTTTTTTATTTTGAAAATATAACCGCACCACAAACTTTGATGACAAGGGTATCTTTAAGTTCTGCCATAGCAATGCTATTAGATTCAATCGGTTTTTCTAACTATGTATTTAAAAGAGTTGCTGACGAAACAGAGTTAATAATTCCATACTTTTATATTGAACCAGATGTTAGCGTGGCAGAAGTTTTACAAGACCTAGCAGTATCCACACAAACTGCAATGTTCTTTGATGAATATAATAATTTTGTAATGATGAGCAAGGATTACATCATGCCAACATTAGACCAAAGAGATACAGACATCATCTTGTCTGGAAATGAAAAAGAATCTGATAACGATATATTACCAAATATTTTAGAAATTTCATCACAAGAAAATAAAGTTTATAATGATGGAAAAATTAATTATTCAGAAAAATATATACAACGATCTGTCGGAACAATTAAGCAAGCAAGTTTAATTGACATGGAAAGATCTTGGATATATAAGCCAGTATTACTCTGGGAAGTTGCTGGAACAGAAAATACAAAATCTATCAATGGAGAAACAGCAACACAATCAAGTTACACTCTTTCTGCAATACCATTGAACTCTGATCTTCCTGCTACCCTGCCAACAGTTGTTAATAGAGAAGTTATAAATAATGTTATTGATTTTGGTGAGGGCATATATTGGATATCAAGATACAATGGCTATTTTTATTCCAATGGAGAAATTATAAAATATGACGCTGTACAGTTTAATGTTTCTGGTGTAGGTAATGTCTGGATTAGTAGTAACCAAGAATATCAATATTATTTTTCATCGTTGCCATTTAATGGAAAAATTTATCCAACTGGCGTAGTAAGAATATACACAGTACCAAATTATGAGGAAGTTAATGGATTCTTAAAATTAAAAAATGGTGATGTCGCCCTTCATGGCCGTGCCCAATTCGGAACATCTATAACATCACACAGCGCTGGACTATCTGAATACTGGATGGATAACAACAATGTTCGTGGCTGCATGATGCAATCACAATATTTATTTGAAAATAATTTAACCGTACCTTCTACAGAACTAGGGGTTGCTGGTCAAAATAATGAACTTGCAAAAAAGAGCACAAGAACTGGAGTTATTAGAAACTTTATGTCTTCATCATATAACTCAGAATCAGACATTAATACATTTAAACAAACAAAACCTGGAACTATCCAGTCCTCAGCATTGGTCATGCAAGGTCCATCATTTTTAGCAACAGATAAACCAAGAGACTTTGTTTCATATTTATATAAGCCATTGGATAATAGATACAAGCACTTTGGAACAAGAATGAGAATTATTGGAAAAATTGAAAATGGTTACAGTCGTGGACAGACTGCTAATGGAAGCACTAACTATTTTGTTGTTCCAGGATTAACACCAGACAAGGATATAACAATTTCTGGTGGTGGCGGTGGGTTAGCCGTAATGATAAATCCAGAAAACAATAATGGGTATTATCTTGAACTAAGTACATTAGGAAGTGCAAGTGTTACAACATTAGAAAAACAAAATGTTCACAATGTAATGTTTTATAAAATTAAAAAAGATTCAGCATCATCAAATGCGATACCTGTAAAAATTTGGGAAGGTTTAGGAAATATTATAGTAGACGACGGCAAGTTCACTGGCCAATATAGGATGGTTGCAGAAAAGAATCCTACAGTTTATGATATAGGGGTCGAATATGAAAATATTGGTAGCGCAAGAAGATTTCATATTTATATGAACGGATCACTTTTAGCAACTGTTGTTGACCAAGATCCACTGCCTGTGTATAATAACATGGCACTATTTGTTCGTGGTTCCTCAAGACTTATGTTTGAAAACATCTATGCCCTTACAAATAACTATAGCCAGAATACGCAGTTTGCCCTCAACACTCCAGTTAATTCAATTTTTGATGATGAGATTGATGCAACAGAATCTTTTAGAAAATATGCAATGAGTGGAGTTATTCAAGGCACGTACCTATCTGGTATAAGTAGTTCTGAGCCTCCAAAGTATAGTATGTATTTTGAAGAGTTTGGGACTATTATGAGAGAGGCAGCAACTTTCAATATTAAATATGATAAGGCTTATCCAGCGTTGTATGCAAAACTTTCACCAACATTTAATAGAATTAAAGGTTATACAGTTTCTGGTTTTAGGGCGGGATCTTACGGTGCTGAATTTATGATATTTAATGCAACAGATACGGCATTAAGCCTAGACGAAACTACTGGAAATTATTTAAGAATACAAGGTGTAACATTTACACAACAATCAAATAATGAATTAAAAGTAGATGATTATTTTTCAAAAAATAGTTCAATGTCTGATCCAGTAATCGAAGATTCTAATGTTATTATTTCACCGTTTAAAGTTAAAAAAGATTATGAAGATATTAAGTTAAGCAGAATGACCTACGGGAAAAAAGATTTTTCTATAGACAGTAGATATATTCAAACACAAGATGATGCAAATAATTTAATGAAGTGGCTTCTTTCAAAAATCAGTAAGCCAAGAAAAGCAATAGGTGTTAAAATTTTTAGTAATCCAACAATCCAATTAGGTGATATTGTTTCAATAAAATATACTCGTGAAAATTTAGAAAAAATAGAAAATACAAGATATGTTGTTTATTATATTGAATATTCTAAAAGCATCAATGGTCCAGACATGACTCTTTATTTAAGTGAGGTAGCATAATGGTTAGTTCAACTCCACAACTTCCACAGTCTAGCAATACTACAAGTTCTACATTACCAGTAAAGATAGCAACACCAGACTTAATCTTAATGCCAGATGAATCTGTTCCTATTGAGGTAATGACAGATTTAGTTTTTGAAGATATTGGTGGACACGAACTAATTAATATATCAAGAAACGATTTAATTAATGGACAAGACGTTATATATAAACCAATTAAAAATCTTAGTTCTATATTTTTTCAATATAACCCACAAAATATTTTAGCATTACAAAAAACATCTGATTCTTACTTTAAAAACTTTCCAATTAAATTAGAAGATAAGACACCAGATTGTGGAACTGGGTATACAAGGGTATACAATGATCCAAATAATTTAGAAGATTATACTGATACTGATAACTGTAAAATTGTTTATTGCGATCCAGCCAACGGTAGCATAATAATAAATGTTATAAATATGGGCAAGGAAGAGCAAGTAGAGGTTCAAATACTTCAACAAGGGGTTGTTCTTAGTGATACAATATATGGGGTGGAATAAATATGATAACTAATAACGGTAAGTCTATAATTGCAAAATATTTAGTGGGGCAGTCACCAGCGTATGCCTCATACATTGCTGTGGGCTGTGGTCCTAAGCCATTGGCACCAGATGATACATTCGGAGACTACTCAGACCAAAAGACATTAGACTTTGAGATGTTCCGTGTACCAATAACATCACGTGGTTTTATAAAAGAAGATGATGGCACTGCTAAGGTTGTTTTGACTGCAGAATTGCCAACAGAAGAACGTTATGAGATTTCTGAAATAGGTGTATATTCAGCAGGATCAAACCCAACTGCTGGAGCATATGATAGTAAAACATTATTTTCATTTTCTGAAGCAGAGGGATGGAAATATGATAATCAAACATCACTAGAATCAAAGTACGAACCATTAGATAAAGATGGTTCAAGTGGAGAGATTTATATAAAAAATAATGGTGAAGATGTTATGGCTTTTCAAACAAATGCTAATAATAGAATCTTTACAAACCCAGAAAGAGTTGCACGGTATGAAAGATGTAGATTTTTAAATAACATAGTTATAACCAATGGATCTATGTCAAATATATCTACTGAGGTTATAGATGGAGTAACTAGGCTTAAGGCAAATACTGGTAGCCACTATATTGGATTAACTGGAACAAGTTTGTCACTTAATAAAAATGCACCGACAGATCAAATCAAACTTGCATTTTCTGTTGTTAATAAAAATAAAAATGATGTGTCACCTATTAATCCAGATAAGGTTTATATTCTAATAGAATTTTCTGATAGTGATATTTATGGAGAAGGTCAGTGGGCTAGACTTGAAGTAATGCTGGACAATTATGATTTTGCAACAAATAGATATTTAGTTATTACCAAAGCGTTACAAGATCTTAGAAAGAGTACATCTGGTTTTGACTGGAGTGCTGCTAATACTGTTAAGGTCTATACGACAGTAATTAAAGATGATATTGTGTCAGATGATTTTTATATTTGTTTTGATGCAATTAGACTAGAGAATATTACATCAGTAAATCCACTATATGGTCTTGTAGGATATACAGTGGTAAAAAATAATCATTCTGAAACTATTATTAAATCTGCAAACAGCACAAGTTATATAGAATTTAGGTTCGCTATGGGTGTAAATAATGGCTGATCAAGGCATTAAAAAAGTTACAATTCCAAGATCATCATTACCTCCATCAGGTAAGGATGGTGAGTATCTAGTTAGATATAGAATAGCATCTCAAGATAAAAACAGATACTCACACTGGTCACCAATATATAAAGTTATAGGAAAATCTTTACCAGATAATTTTGTTGCAGAAGATAATGGAACTATTGAGATGATTGGGTCTATTATCATGGTTGCTTGGAATGCTATTGAGGATATTTCGTCATATGATATATTTATTAAATATGATACAGACTCAGATTACTCATACCATGGCTCAGCAATAACCAATTCGTATTCAATAATAAAAGAAAGTAATAAAAATTCAATCTCTGTCAAAGTACAGTTGGGCGGGATATCTAAAGAAATAACAACTATTAATACTGTTTATACTGGAAGTATAAGTTTGGTATAATTATCCAGGAGGAATTATGTCTAAAATACCATTACCCGAAAGAGGACAGCCACTAGATGTAAATTATTTATTTACTATGGCAAATGCAATAAATGATGTTGCACAGCAACTATCACCTTCATCATCTAAGTATGTCACTATAGATGTTCCAGGCGCAGATAGGCAGTCCGTTAAGGCATCAGAAGCAAGAATCATTGGCGCATATAAGATGGTTGTGACAAATTCATCAAAAAATATTGGAGACGAAGAATCCTTTGAATATGTTTATCCAGCAGAATTTAAGTTTAGACCAATAGCAATTGCTACTGCAGAAAATATAGGTCAAACACCTGCAGGAGAAAATGTTTCCGTAGTTCTAAAAAGTGTTGGAACCTCAAGAGTGGAAGGATTGGTACGATTTAACGAGACTGGTAATTTATCAGTTGCTGTTAATATCCTCGTTGTTGGTATACCTCTTTAATGATCAAATGCAAAAAATGTTCAAGAAAAATGTTTGTAGACAGGGTTCACAACTCAATATCTCATTTAGAGATTTACTGTCTGCTATGTGGATCAAGAGTATTTTTTCATCCACCCTCTGATTCGAAGGAAGGCAGATGGCTACTAGAAAAGGAAATAGAACGAGCCAAGAATACAATGTCGCTCCTGTAATACCTGGAAATAAAAAAGTTTGGTTTTTAAATAAAGATCTTGTTAGGATTGTGCATTATAACAGATCCAATGGCATTATGTCAATATATAATATAACAAAAGATCAACTTGAAAGTTGTTTAATTAGCGATTTTAAAAATAAAAGAGAAAGAGCATATACAGTAGGAGAAACTGCTGATTTAGTTAATAGACATAAAAAGTATATGCCATCACTTATGAAGCGTGGAGTTATTCCATTTCCGACTGGTTCACAAAAAGGTGGAGAACGAGGATGGCAAGTAAGATCGTATTACTCTGAATCGCAAGTAAGAGAGATTCGTGATATACTGGCTACATACCATATTGGTAGACCGAGAAAAGATAATTTAATAACAAACGATATTACTCCTACAAAGGCTGAGTTGACACGCCGTATGGGAGATGGTATACTGACATATACGAAGACTGAAGATGGTAGATTTATACCAATTTGGTCAGAATCAATATAACAGAAGGGTATGAAATGGAAGAAACAAAGGTATCAGTAACACTTGGATACACATTAAATCTTGGTAATTTTCAATCACTTAGACTTGATCTGGGTGTTGTAGATTCAAAGCGTGATGGCGAAAATACAGATCAGGCTTTTGAACGTGTATATAAATTCGTTGAAGATAAGTTAGCAGAAAAAATAGCAGAAGCAAAAGTTGAACTAGACGAAAGCGAATAATGTGACAGACAAACAGAAGCGATTTGCTCTGTTAAGTAGGTTTGATAAACATTATAAGTTTAAACTAGAACAAGAGCCACGCTATAACAAGTGGATTGAACAATGGTCTGCTGATGCTCTAATAGAGTCATATGGGCTAGATGTTTGCTATCAATTGCTTGAATATTATTTTGAGGTAACAGACAATCCATCGTGGAATCATTTTGCATATATTGCACATGATATACTTGAAAGAAAACAGGAACAAGAAAAAGATTTAATGGATAGATCACAACGTAGAAGAATGGCAAAGGAGTGGCTGAGTGAATAATACAGAATCAAAACTAATCTCAGCCGTATTAAAAGACAAGCAGGCCCATGTTTTATTGCAGGCCAATATAGAAAATATATTAACTACACATGTTGATGTATGGCATTTTATTAGAAAATACTATGAGAATAATGCTACAGTACCTCCTACCGATTTAGTAGTAGAAAAATTTAGAGATTTTGAACCAGTTGCTGGAGTTGGATCTACTAAGCATCATCTTGAAGAGTTACAGGCAGAATATCTTACAAATAGTTTAAAAGACATTATTAGATCTGCTGCTACAGATGTTCAGGGCGGACAAGGTGTTGAGGCACTTGAAACACTTATTACAAAAACAGCAGAACTAAGAAAAAATACTGCAGCCATTCGTGATATTGATGTAACAGATTTAGATTCTGCTGTTGCATATTTTGAAAATTTAAAGAAGCAACAAGAGGCTGGTGCCATAGGAATTAAGACAGGGCTTCCAGGATTTGACAACTACCTACCCTCTGGAATCATGCCAGGGCAGTTAGGAGTCTTCCTTGCATATCCAGGTATAGGAAAGTCATGGTTGTCTCTCTATTTCGCTGTACAGGCTTGGAAACAGGGTCGTAGCCCTATGATCATTAGTCTTGAAATGTCTGAGGTTGAAGTTAGAAATCGTGTGTTTGCCATTATGGGCGAAGGGTTGTGGTCACACCGTAAACTAAGTGCTGGACAGATAGAGATGGACATGCTTAAGTCTTGGCATGGCAAACATGTTCAGGGTAAGCCAGAGTTTCATATTATTTCAAATGATACAGGTGGAGATATTACCCCATTAGTTTTGCGTGGAAAGATTGATCAATATAAACCAGACTTTGTTATTGTCGACTACTTGCAACTAATGAGTCCAAACCAAAAGTCAGACAATGAAACTGTTCGTATGAAGAATCTTTCTCGTGAATTAAAGTTAATGGCTATTTCAGAAGAGGTCCCAATTATTGCAATCTCATCTGCAACTCCAGACGATGTTACAAAACTTGAGACCGTACCAACCCTTGGTCAAACAGCATGGTCAAGACAAATTGCCTATGATGCTGATTGGGTTTTGGCACTTGGTAGAGGTACAAATAGCGACATTATTGAGTGTGTATTCCGTAAGAATCGTAACGGTTTTATGGGGGAATTCTTAGTACAGGCTGATTTTGATAAGGGATATTACAGATATAAGGATTATGAAGATAAGTCAGTATAATATGCGGTATGGAGATATATCAGCACAAGCCCATCAAAAGGTTTGGTTTGGACGGGATCATCAATGATGACTCTGCCATATATAGATTACAGCAAGAATATATCAGGCTACTGGTATCAGAGATGCGATTATCTGGCTATGCTCCAAGAATTGATATCGATCCACAATTTACACTATCATATAATGAAACAAAAAATTACTTTGAATTTACATTAAGCGTATACGGAATATATATAGGGAGAAAGAAAACAGAATGGATATTAGGGATAGACGGAATCAAACCAGTGTATACACAACCAGTCAAGTTAAAAGAGTACTCGCAGGGTCTGGCATAACTGTAGAAAAAGAAGCAGAGTCAGAATACATAGTCTTTTGCCCATTCCATTCCAACCATAGAACCCCTGCTGGTGAGATTAATAAGTTTAGCGGATTGTTCTTTTGTTTCTCATGTAGCAAGACGGCAGATTTAGTAGAACTTGTAATGCATTTTTCTAATAGAACATATTTTGAGGCTGTTAGATTTATTAAAAGCAAAGAGGTAGAAACAGATATTCTATCTGAGGTTAATAATAAACTAGTTGAAAAAGAAGAATGGACAGAGTTTGACATTGGTGTTGTCAATAGACTTCACGAACAAGCGTTGATTTCTGAAAGAGCAAAAGAATATTTTATTAAAAGAAAGATTTCCAAAGAGTCTGTAGTTAAATTTAAACTTGGATATTCTGAAAATCAAGACATGATATCAATACCAGTATACAACCATGAAGGACTTTGTGTTGGCTTTGTTGCAAGATCAATTGAAGGTAAAGACTTTAAGAATACAACAAGATTGCCTAAGTCTAAACTATTGTTTAATTTAAATAGGGTCAAAACAGCATCTAAGGTTTATGTAGTGGAATCATCTTTTGATGCCATTAGATTAGATCAGGTAGGGTTTCCAGCAGTGGCCACATTGGGTGCAAATGTATCATCCAAACAAATAGATTTGCTTCAAAAGTATTTTAGCGATATAATAATTATTGCTGATAATGATGAAGCAGGCGGTAATATGAAAGAAAAGATAGTTGAAAGACTAGATGGAAGTGTTACTGTTATTAATTTAGACAAACAATATAAAGATATAGGCGATATGGATGATACGTCAATAAAAGAATTGGAATACCAATTTGACAAGTCAATACTGTCTATGCTAAAATAGAAAAGAACAAAGGAGAAAACTATGAGCGTTATTAAGGGACTAAAAAATATCAATGCCCTGCTCGACAAGAAAACAGATGAAACAGGTCCAAAGGTTCGTTGGCTTAAGTTGGCTGATGGACAAGCAGTAAAGATTCGATTCATTGAAGAATTGGATGAAGATTCAGCAAACTATAATGACAAGCGTGGTCTTGCGCTTGTTGTTAAGGAACACACAAATCCAAAGGACTACAAGCGTAAGGCTGTAGACACTCTTGATACAGAAGGTCGTGACTGGGCTGAAGAAATGTATCGCAAGGATCCAAAGGGTAATAGCGGATGGCGTGGTCGTCTTCGTTTCTATTGCAACGTTTTGGTAGATGATGGTATTGAAGCACCGTATGTCGCAATTTGGTCAATGGGTGTAAGCAAGCAATCTTCGTTTAACACTATCCGTGAGTATGCTCTTGAAACAGGAAGCATCTCAAACATTGTATGGAAGTTAAAGCGTAATGGTCAGGGAACTGAAACATCATACACTTTGATTCCTTCTGCTCCAGATAAGGAGCCTTTTAACTGGGAAGGCATTGAGCCATATCCACTAGAGAAAGCATTGCGTCGTGTTCCATATGCAGAACAAGAAGCATTCTATCTCGGATTTGATTCACCTTCATCTACATCAGCGACGAATATCGACTGGTAGTAGATGAATTACGTACCACTACACTTACATACCCACTTTTCTTTATTCGATGGTATTGGGTTGCCATCTGAATATGTAGATCGTGCTACAAAGTTGGGTATGCCTGCAATAGCAATTACAGACCATGGCTCCCTTTCTGGCCACAGAGAAATGTATCGCATTGCAAAAGCGAGTGGTGTCAAGCCTATTCTTGGCATAGAAGGTTATATGTGTGAAGATCGCTTTGATCACAGAGATAAGAGCGAGAGAACCGATCAACTTGATATGGTTTACAACCATATAATTCTTCTAGCCAAGAATAAGGTTGGCTTAGAAAACTTAAACAAACTAAATGAAATTGCTTGGACAGAAGGATATTATAAGAAGCCAAGAATAGATTTTGAAGTTTTGTCTAAGTATAAGGAAGGTATCATTGTATCTTCTGCTTGTCCAAGTGGAATTATTGCTAAATCAATCGAACTTGGCGAACTCGGCATGGCAAAGAAATATATTAAATGGTTTAAAGAAGAGTTTGGCGATGATTACTATCTTGAGGTTATGCCACATAATGATGAATCAATTAATAGAAATATATTATTGTTAGCAGATGAGTTTAAGGTTAAGCCTATTGTAACTCCAGACTGTCACCACGTTGATCCATCACAAAAAGAAATTCAAGAATTAAAGTTGATTCTTAACACATACTCTAACAAGATTCAAAAAGATGCAACATATGAAAAGTCTAAAAAGCAAGGTGACTTAATGAAGCGTCTTGATTATTTATACGGTGCTGACAGACAGATGTCATTTAATAAGTTTGATATTCACCTATTGTCGTATGAAGAAATTAAAGAGGCAATGGAAAAGCAGGCGGTATGGAGAACTGATATTTATGAAAACACTATTGACCTTGCTAATAAGATTGAAGATTATGACATACAAGATGGATTAAACTTATTGCCAGTTCAATATAAAAATCCAGATAAGCAATTAAAAGAACTTGCTATGGAAGGTTTAAAAGATAAAGGTCTTGATACTAATCAAGAATATCTTGATAGACTTGAGGAAGAACTAAAGGTTATTAAAGATAAAAACTTTGGACCTTACTTCCTTGTTGTTCAGAGCATGATTTCATGGGCAAAGAAAGAAAAGATTATGGTTGGTCCAGGTCGTGGATCATCTGCTGGTTCTTTATTGTGTTACGCATTGGGCATTACAGACATTGATCCATTAAAACATGGACTACTGTTCTTCCGTTTTATTAATCCAGAACGTAATGACTTCCCAGATATCGATACTGATATTCAAGATTCTCGTCGTGATGAGGTAAAGGATTATCTTGTTAGACAGTATAAGCATGTTGCTTCTATTGCTACATTTTTAGAGTTTAAGGATAAGGGTGTAGTGCGAGATGTTGCTCGTGCATTAAATATACCACTAGTAGATGTAAATAAAGTTTTGAAGTTAGTAGATACATGGGATGAGTATTGCTCATCAAAAACTACTGCTTGGTTTAGAGAAAAGTATCCAGAGGTGGAACAATATGGAGAACAACTTCGTGGTCGTATTAGAGGTACTGGCATTCACGCTGCTGGTGTTGTCACTAGCAAAAATCCTATTTTTAGGTACGCACCGATGGAAACACGCAATTCTCCTGGTAGCGATGATCGCATTCCAGTTGTGGCGGTTGACATGGAAGAGGCTGAGAAAATTGGACTCATCAAAATCGATGCACTTGGTCTCAAAACCTTAAGCGTTATTAATGATACATTAGCAATCATTAAGGATCGTGAGGGAACAGATATAGATTTACTCAATATAGATATGGATGACCAAAAAGTTTATCAGATGCTATCTGAGGGTTATACAAAAGGTGTATTCCAATGTGAAGCAACTCCATATACAAATCTTTTGGTTAAGATGGGTGTAAAAAATCTAGCAGAACTTGCAGCATCAAATGCTCTTGTTCGTCCAGGTGCCATGAACACTATTGGCAAAGATTATATTGAGCGTAAACATGGAAGACAGGCAGTAAACTACCTACACCAAACCATGAAACCTTTTACAGAAGAAACATATGGGTGTATCCTATATCAAGAACAGGTTATGCAGGCCTGTGTTCAATTGGGAGGAATGTCTTGGTCTGAGGCCGATAAGGTTCGTAAGATCATTGGTAAAAAGAAGGATGCGAGAGAGTTTGATGCGTTTCGTGATAGGTTCGTT